AAGATAATCAATTCAACAGATGAACCGAAAGCATATGTAATCGAAAAACGTGAGCAGACAAAGATACGACCGTTCATAAATTCGGATATCCAGCTACATGTCTTTACTTCCATATGTTATCATCTATTCAAAGGATTGAATTTTCAAAGATTAGGGATTGTGAATATGATGGATACAAATTTCGATAAAATAAACGCTGTTTCAAAAACAGTAAAAGAAGGTCAAATACTAACATCTATAGATCAGTCAAATTTTGACAGGCATGTATCACTCCGTATTATCAAGAAGATATTGTTTAAATTGGCATCGTTCTATCGGAATACTCAGTTTTACGACTTGATTATCAAAACTGTCAATTTAATAGAAAGGACTAAATTGTATTACAAAGACAACACGATTAAATATGAAGGAGGTTTGTTGAGTGGATGGAGAATTACTTCATTGATGGGATCAATCAAGAACAGACTTGATGTCAGGGTAGCAGCATTGATTTCATCATGTGATATCACGCATGAATGCTATAGTGGTGATGATACATTGATAGCAACCATAGATTTTATTTCAACTGCATCTTTGTTATACGTAATGGAAGCAGGTGGCCTAGAAGTTAAGGCTGACCAAAACTTAATGTCAAAAACAAAAGCTGAGTTTTTGAGAAGGTTAATATCAAAAGATCCAGAATCCGGTTTATTAACTGGAAGAATGTATCCAGCTAGAGCTATATCTTCATTATTCTTCAAGAAACCATGGACTAATGCTTATCCTAATCTAAATGATAGAATAACTTCATATAACAGGATAATAAGTAGAATGAAGATAGTAGATTTCTCAATAATTCAAAGAACAGCTACACTCGATATTAAAGAATTTCTTCGAACTGCAAACATATCACTACCTAAGGGTATGAAATTGAATGACAACATAGTGATACAATATTTAACAACTTCGTCAGCGTTAGGAGGAGCAGGGCTTTTCGGTTCAAACAAAATAGGTATAGGACTCAAATTAGAAGATAGAACATTGATAGATCACAAGTACGCAACAGAAGGAAATCTAAATCAACATGCAATGCGTCTACTTAAAGAGTTAGGTCAGATAAAAAGATAATTTACAACCCAAAATACCTAGATAAGGAAATATTAACAGAATTCGGTGTATCCAAAGAACTCAAGCATGATTTCAAATACAGATTCTATGATGTATCAATATCCGAATTCGATACTTATCCAATTCCAATTATTCCAAAAGATAACTCAAGAAATTTTTATGGATATCTGCGATACAAAGATAAAATTATTGAAGATTTTATTATGTCTATTAAATATAAAGAAATAGATGATATCTTGCCTAAGAATAAAGCAAAGATAGCTAAAATCATATTCATAAAACAGGCAGGATCTGCAGCCAACTTACACATGATAAAACCAAATGACAACCCGTATACTATAAGAGAAACAATGCTGAATTACGCAATAGACAGAACCCATTCTTTATACCCATTCACCAGTGATATACCTCAACCACTTTTGGATTTGCTACTAGGTCGTCTGAAATTAAATACTATATCAGCAACAGATTTGAGTGACGATTTGTTGAGTATATATAAGGATAAACTCTGGAATAAGATATACAAATATTTTGCATCACCTATAATCAGTCCCCTCAGAATAGCCACAATCGAAAACATAGAACTCTTAGTTTTAAAGGCTCAAAATTGGATGGATTCAGAAGATAGAAGAAATAATGTCATATCTATATTTGATTATGTTATGTTCACTAAATAAACTCTAGGTAGCTACTGGATTAACCACCATGCAAGGACGTTCAAACGACTTGGCAAGTCGGGGCCGCCACCTACGTCCGCTCCTAGGTTTTCAAAGGAGGATGTGCTCGAGTGCTCTGGTAAACTTGTGACTTAACTCATGAGGCTGACCA